AAACTAAAGATAATTTATAGGTTAACATCTGATCATTAAGTTTGGTAACTTTACCAATTTTAACTACTCTAAATTGTAAATTGATTCTTCCTTCATTTTGACTACCTTCAAATGGACCGGGAACATTACCATCAGGGGTTCTTTGTCTTACAATACCTTTTGTTTTTGCTTGAAAGTGTATAGTTTCTTCACCAATAATAGGTGCACTTTCTATCAGTCCGACACCATCTACTATTTGTACATCCGCAGTAAGATATGGTGAAAAAAGACTTTCATAGATATTGAAATCTGACCACGCAGCTTTCAAATCTACATGTCCTTTTCTATGGGGAGAAGTAAAGATAAGTTTTTGAAGTTCAAAATCGCCAGGGAATGAGGGGATTTGTCCTTGTTTCGGATTCTTTAAAAACTCCGATTTAGTTCCATGATCTGCGGTTTCTGTGGTGACACCTGTTCCACCCTTTACCCGACTAACAACTGTTGCCATTATTCAAGTTTCTCCGAATGTTCTGAAAGTATGTCTGAAACATATCTCTTATCAATTAATTTAATCTCTCGTTTAGCTTCATTCTTTTTAATTTCCCAATCATAATGATATACAATAGTTCGTTCTGCGGGGTCTAGTGCATTATATGATGTTTCATCTACTTCAATACATTTTAAAGATTGTGCTTCTGTTGTTCCAGTTGCTTCTACTCTTTGTCTAACAATCTGTTCATAATGATGTATATTATTTTTTGCATAATTGAGAGAACCATATTTGTCTTTAATATAATTTCCAAATTCTCTAGAATTTAATGGCCAATCAAAAATAGGATCTTGTATATCATTAATTAAAAAGATTAACCATGTATATTTTACATCACCATATTGTTTAAATGCGGTAACATCAGGACGTTCTGATTCTGGTATAGTATAAGGAAAATAACTAACAATAGAACTTGTAAGTACTTGTCTTATTTTCGCTTTAACCATAATGTTAATGGCGGTCTTAGTCTTTTGAGGCTTAGCGCCAGTCATGTCATAATTAATTTGTGGATAATGTGTAAAATATTCAGACATATTACATTCCTTGATTTACTTTTTCTCTGTACATCACATCTAATTCCTTAAAGGAAAGTTTCATTGATATAGTTACTGGGTATTGAGTTCCCTCAAAAAATAGAGGAACATTTTCTGTATCAAAATTTAATTCACAAGCAGTTAATACTGATTTTCCTATAGCAAATAATGGATTCTCGCCGGTTTTAGGTAGGGGTCTTCCATCAACAAAGAAATCAATTTCAAAAGTGTCAGGATATCCAAATAACATTGAAGGTGCTGTTTTACTATCTCCCCCTGCATGAGAAGGTAACATTGCACGTTTAAATGCATTAGTAATTTTTAAACAATTCTTAGATTCATCCTTATTTTGTGGTTTCATCTCAAAATCAAATGAGTGAGTTCTCATATCAGTAGGACCTTTATATGCGGCAGTGAGAAAAGGATTAAGTACTGCACCACTTGCTCTTTCCATTATAGTCTTTACACCTTCTTGAAGAACATTTAACTTTTCACCACCTTTGAGTAATGCAACTTTTGTAGTCTCACTATTCAGACCCGCAGTTGTAGCGTTCATAACATCTGTAAAAGTAGATATACTAAATTCAGCTGCTCCTGAGGCAACTTTATCTACTGCAGTACCAAGTGCCATTCCTCTCTCACCAATTGCTCCAAGCTGAACATCTTCATAATCTGATTTATAAGAAGTATTTAAAGCTCCACCAGGAATGTATAATGCTACATTTAATGTACGTTGTTGAGATTTAAAATCTGTAGCAGTAAACATCATATAATTATCTATATCACTTGAGTTACCCCCAATAGTAGAAGGATATTGATAATAATCTGGTTCTGTTGAAGCAGGTGCTGGTGGGGGATTCATTATCCCAGGAGGTCCTCCGGCCATTATTTTTCTCCATATTATTTAATTGGTATTATTGAACTATCTATATATTTATATGGCATACAAAGGAAAATTTCGTCCTCAAAACAGAGGCAAATATAAAGGAAATGCTAGTGATATTCGATATCGATCTGGGTGGGAATTAGACTTTATGAAATACCTTGACCGACAACCTGAAGTCTTGCGATGGTCTAGTGAGGAGATCATTATACCATATAAAAGTCCAATTGATGGTAAATGGCATCGATATTTTCCAGACTTTTGGGTTCAAACCTCTAAAGGTGAAACTCTAATTGAGATTAAACCAAAGAAACAAACACAACCCCCTAAACCAAACCCCAAACATAAAAGAAGATATCTTAAGGAAGTTAAGACATGGGGAATAAATCAAGCCAAATGGGAAGCAGCTGAAAAGATATGTGAAGAAAGAGGATGGAACTGGCAAATCCTAACTGAAGATACTCTTAACAATACTAAATAGTTATACTATGGCTAGAGCAGAAGAAGAAACTTATTTAGATAAATTAAAGGATGCAATTAGAACCAACGTAGTATCCGCTAGAGCAAGAGCGGCGGGTGATTGGTTTCGTTCAATTGTTAATAGAACTAGAGGTGCGTTTTCTGGGGAAACCCCAGAAAAAATTCTTAATAGACAAGGTGATGATGAAGCAAGAGCTCTAATAGGAAAAATGTATTTCTTTTCTTATAATCCTAAGTGGAAGGATAAGCTTCCGTGGTATGATACTTTTCCTTTAGTTTTTCCTATTGAGAGATATCCTGATGGATTTTTAGGATTAAACTTTCATTATCTAGCACCGAAAGATAGAGCCATATTAATGGATCAACTTAAGATATATGCAAACAATAAGAAATATGATGAAACTACTAAATTAAGAATATCATACGATTTATTAAAAGGTTTCTCTAAAATACCAAGAGCAAGACCCACAGTACATAGATATCTTTTAAATAAAGCTAGATCTAAATTTGTACTTATTAATGCAGATGAGTGGGAAGTAGCACTCTTTCTACCAGTAGAGAGATTTAAGAAAGCAACTAAGAAACAAGTATGGACACACAGTAAAGGAATGTTCTAATGGCAAGTGTTTTTGATATAGATAATTTCATGGCCAAAGTAGATGGTCAAGGAAGTTTCATAAGAAAAAATAGATATACTGTTGAAATCATATTACCCTCACCCCCAAACACGGTAGGTATGACTCACGCTATTGGTGATCCTACAAATATTGAATTTCTAGTTAAGGGAGTAAGTTTTCCAGCTAGATCTTTTGGAACAACTAATTTTAGGTACGGTGGAAAATATAGTATGGAAATTCCTTATGAAACACCTCCTGGTGAGGCCGTATCAATTACCTTTCTAGAAACAGCAAAATTTCCGGCTAGAAAATTTTGGTATAATTGGCTTCAATGGATTCAAAGTAATGAAACTTATAATATGAAATATTATGATGATTTCAAAGGAACTATTAAAATTTCAGCTTATAGTGAACTAGAGTCAGATGTTGGAAATCCCGGCCATGTAGTAAAATTAATAAATGCGTGGCCTAAATCAATAAGTGCTATAGAAATGGGATGGGAGGGTGCTGAACTAATGGATTTTAGTGTAGACATTGCATATAAGAAATGGGAAATTGAACGTTAAATGATTAATTTATTATAGGAGATTATTATGGCATTACCAAAAGTGGTAACACCCAGTTATGAATTGAAAATTCCATCCACAGGAGAAAAGGTTAAATATAGACCTTTTCTTGTGAAAGAAGAAAAGACATTATTAATGGCATTGGAAAGTGGTTCTGAAGAATCAATGACTAAAGCTATGCAAGATATTATTGAATCTTGTAGTGAAGGAAAGATTAAAACCAAAGAACTAGCACCTTTTGATATTGAATATTTCTTTCTACATCTTAGAGGTAAATCTGTTGGTGAAAAATTAAAAGTAAAAGTTCCAAGACCAGAAGATCTAAAATGTTGTAAAGATGCGGATGCATCAGACCATCATGAAGTAGATATTGATATCGATGAAATAAAGATTGATACTTCAAAGGTTAAATCTTCAGAAATAAAAATTACTGATGATATTGGATTGAAATTAAAATATCCTAATGTTGATCTAGTAAATAAATATGCTACAGCAGGTGAAAATATATCTGCTGATAATGTTTTTAAATTGATTGGTGAATGTATCGATTACATCTGGGATGGTGATGATATTTACAAAGCAAAAGATTCTACTAAAAAGGAATTGGATGATTTTATTGAATCTCTTAGTTCTGGACAATTTAATAATGTAAGAGAATTCTTTGAATCAATGCCTAGATTACAACATGAAATAAATTGGGTATGTCCAAAGTGTAAAAAGTTAAAACCCCTAATGTTAGTGGGTGTAGACTCTTTTTTCGCGTAGCGCTGAGTCACGACTCCCTGGCGAATCACTTTCAAACAAACTTCGCCATGATTCAGCATCATAAGTGGAGTTTAACAGAATTGGAAAATATGATACCGTTTGAAAGACAAATATATGTAATGTTATTACAAAAATGGATTCAAGAAGAAAATGAAAGAATTCGGAAAGAAAATGCTAAACATAGGTAGAGGAAATAAATGGCCAAAAGTTTAGATGACATAACAGAACAAATCAAAGAAGCACACGGAGAAAACAAATCCGCGTTTCGAGATATAATTGCTGGACAAGATGAACAAATTCAACTTCAAGGTGTTCAACTTCGTACTCTTCAATCAATGCTTGGTATATCAGCTGATGCACTGAACGATGCGAGAGAAGCTGCTAGAGAAGCTGCTAGAGTTAAGGGAGATGATGGCGGCGGTGATGTACCAGACGCAAAAGCTGAAGAAGCAAAAGCCGGTGGCTTTTTCTCTAGAATGGGAAAAGCTGTAATGAATCCTGTTGGCGCCATGGGTAAAAGTATGAAGTCGATGGGTAAAGGAATTCAAGGATTTCTTCAGGGTCTTGCAAATGGATTAATGGCCTTTGCAAATCCATTAGTATTAAAAGGTGTATTAATAATGTCAATTTCTCTCCCCATATTTGCCGCAGGATTAGCTGCAGCGTTTAAGGTCTTCTCAATGATTGCCGGTGAAGGTAAAGCATTAGAAATGATTACTGGAATAATCGAATCACTTGGTGAAGCAATCGGAACTATTCTTCAAAAAGTCTTGGAGGGGTTTGGTAATATGGTCAAAAATATGGGACCATTTATTACAACTTTCTTTAAAGGAATTGCGATAGTAATTAAAGCATTAGAACCAATTCTTGTAGCTGTGTTTACAGCAATAAAAGATATTATTACTGATCCTGTCCTCAATAAAACTATTGTGACAGTATTGAAAGTTGTTGAAACTGCACTTAAAGAACTTAGTAACGTAATTCAAAAAGTAGGTGATGTTATAATAGCTGTTGTGACTAGTATTTCTGGAATTATTGATTCTGTATTTAATGGAATTTCAAAACTTATTAAAACTATAGGTGATGCAATAATAGGAATAATAGATAAAATTGTTGAAGGAATTGAAAGATTAGCAGTTCTTCCTGCTGGAAACATGTTGAAAGTTGCTGCCGGATTAACAGCAATGGCAGGAGCACTTGTACTCTTTTCTGCGGGTGCGGCCATAGCGGGTGCATTCATGCCTTCCGCAGAGACACTTGAAAGAATCGCAGATTCAGTTTTAAAGTTTGCTGACATTGAACCAGGAAATCTTAAAGCTGTTGGTGATGGTATGACAGCAGTTGGTATAGGATTAGGAGTTTTTGGAGTTGGTGGTAAATTAGCAGATCTACTCAAAGTTGAAGGAGGAGGATTAGAATCTGTTGCAGAATCTGTTAGTAAATTTGGAGCAATAGATGCAACTAACTTTGGTATGGTAGGTGATGGAATTAAAAAATTAGGTATTGGATTAGCAGCGTTTGGTGGTGGCGGTGCAGTCTCCGCATTAGGTGATGCCTTCTCTAGTTGGATTGGGGGAGATAAAGACCCCGTAGAAAAGTTTCAGAAGTTCGCCGCGATTGGGCCGGGATTAGCTCAAGCAGGTATGGGAGTTACAG